TTACTTTACTGAGTAGGTTCGGTTTCTTCAGTTGCTTCTACCTCTTCATCCTCTTCGGGTGTTGGGTCTGGGTCAGCTGAGTCCGCTTCCTCTTCATCTGGCTCCAAGTCTAGCTTCATACTCTTAGAGATATCTTGCACTTTATTGAACATGTCGTTAAAGGCAGCTACATCTTCCGCATCTTTCTCAGACTTCTCTTCACTTTGCCCGTCCTGCGCTACTTCACGCTCAGCCTCGGCTACACCTTCTTTACGAAGCTTCTTTAGGTCTTTGGCATCGATATCGCCGTCGCCATCACCATCCATTGCCTTTTGCTTCTTAGAAAGCTTCTTACCTTTCTTTTCCTTATTGTTAGGTAGGTCGTTATCGTTATCATCGATATCACCCTTCTCGTCAGCAGTTAACTTACTGTCGTCATCTTCCTTACGGTCTGCAGACTTTATATCGCCCTTGTTGCCGCCGAAGTTAGACTTACCGTCCTTAGTTTCAAAATCCTTAGCGCCCTTTTTAGTTTTGGACTTAGAACCTTTCTTAGCGGTACTGCCTTCACCTGGGTCGTTAGATAGGTCATCGTCATCACCGTAGTACTGGTTATCCTGAAGATTGTTCTTTAGGTAATCAGACAGCTTTTTCATCTCGAAGTTTTCGTCAATGTCTACTACTGTAAAGTTAGCTTCTTTCATAATATTAGAAAGCATGTTAGAGATGTCTAAAACTTGCACACCACCTTTGCGAGACATACAAACGGAGAACTCTTTAAGCACATCCGCTAGTACACCGTCACCAGCTGCCTCACCTAACATAGAAAAGATTTCAGACTGAACCTCAGCCAATCCTTTGAAAGAAGGTACAAAGCGTAGGCTTTGGACATTTACACCATACTTCTCATTAAGAGCGGTAATAACTTCAGCCTTTAACGGCTTCTTAAACTCGTAAATCTTACCAACAAACTCACGAATATCTTTTTGAGAGATAGTTCCTGGGTTGGTAATATGGAATACAGATTCCATAACTGTTGATAAATCCACTTTGTTGGATAGAGCGATATATGGAATATCCAAAACAGCCTCTTGCAACGCAGATTTAATTATCGCATCCGTTGAGTAAATATTAGAAGCTAGGTTAGAGATATGTCCGTTACGTGCCCACATGCGCGAGAATGATTCCTTGGATTCCATAAGCTCCTTACGCACTAACTCTTTTTCGCATACCATTTCGTATAGTGTTTTTTGGGTATTGCTCGGGACTACGATAAACTCGTTAGACAAACCTTCAAGAGTTAGTCTTGGGAGGTCGTAAGTGTCGCCTACCACCTTAGATAGACGTAGACCTTCGATAAGCTTACTGTTAGCCTGTAGGTCTTCCATATTTTCTTGTAAGAACTTCTCAAGCATAGGAGAGATTTCTTCGAACTTACTGAACGACTTAGTCTCGGTTATGTTGTATGCTTCACCAAAGCGAGCTATTTTCTTGTTAAGCTTCTTACGAGACTCCTCAATTTTAGCTCTCATAGTAAAACTTTCGACAATTGCATCAAAAGAAGATTCTGCTTTGTCGTACCTGTCATCTACAAGACCTGTTACAAACTGATGGATATTACCTTGGACCTGAGTGTCTACTGCGTCGTCCGACATTATTTCGTCTAGACCTGCAATATTAAAGTTTTCTAAGGTAAGCTTATTGTTTGTTTCCTTGTAATGACAAGAGATAAGGTTACTAGACTCTGTTACATAAGTAACTCGATTATTCGAGTCATCTATATCGTAAATAACTAAATTTTCTCTTAGACGACGACCTAAGTAGTCACCTGCCTCGTTTAAACGAGCGAAATTCTTGTTACGGTTATTAAAAAGGTTTTTTAAATTCATTGTTCTAAAATTGGTTCTGTTTTTATATAGAGCTCCTAACCTAGCTCTTTGTGATAATTATTGAGGTGTATCTTTTGGTTTTCCTCCTAAACCACCTGGTCCCCCACCTTGGTCGGGTCCTGCTGGAGCTGGAGCTGGAGCTGGTGAAGGCGAACCTCCTGGAGCTGGTGAAGGAGGACCTCCTGGAGATGGGGCTGCGCCTGGCATACCGCCCTGCGCCGCAGCTTGTTGTTCTTGGTCAGCAGCAGTCTCATCCTCACGTTGTTGGTTAACTTCTTCAATTTCTCTATCGTTGAAGTTGTAGTAATTCTTAAAGATATACTCCTTAGAAAACATCTCCAAACCTTTAACTGCCTGGACTACACGTGTCTGTTGTTCTGATAACTCCAACTTTCTCTTCTCAGCCATATCGGATGGCGGAGCGAGTTTAATACGAAGCTGCTTAACCAGCTGTGCTGGGAATTTACGCAAATTTAGGTGACGTTTAATTAAAGTATTCAAGCCTACCTCTGTATCACGTTGGACACGCATAACAGCTTTAGCAAACTTGGCGTCTAGCTGAGCTAGGTTGCCTTTACGTTCCGGAGACTTGTCATGCTCTACAATAAAATCTCTAGGGATTTTCATTGCGGCTAAAACCTTATCTCGGAAGTACTTAACATCGTCAATCTCTCCTAAGTTCTGAGCGCCTGGTAAGGTATCGATTTTTGTTCCTTGACCATTTTTGATTGGGACAAAGAAATCTTCCTCTCCTGACATAGGGTTGTATTGCTCGTCACCTGCGCCTTCCTGCATATTGTAAAATTTCTCTTTCTTGAACTTCTGCTTAACGCGTTCCATAAACATCTCTACCTTAGATTGAGGGAGATTACCCGTTTCAATATAGAAGATACGGCGTTCTGGAGCGCGGTGTAAACGATAAATCAACATCGCGTCTTCCATCATACGTAGTGATTTCCACGCCCGCACTCCCGGAGCCAAAATGGATTTCCCGTAAGGGTAATAGTTAGAGTCTGAGTTATGTAACCTAAACTGTACCAGTTGGTGACGGTCTAAGTCGATAATACTCTTCTTTTTAATGTGTCCCATGCCCTGATTGTATGCTTGGGATGTGGACTCTGGTACTTCTTGGACAAACCCCTTCAAATACCCGAATCTATCTTCGCGACGGAATAAAAATACAGGATTCAATACTTTCAATCTTTGGATACCTGCATCTGGATTATTTAAATCCACAATATTTTCTAAAAAACAATCGCCGTACTTACACATATTACGGATGATATCCCACATAAACATTTCTAAGTTCGTTTCATGAACAAAAGCCTCTACTGCCTCTGCAATCTCTGGAACTTCTGTCTGGACCTCAATCATGTGACCGTCAAGATGGGTTTGAGTAGCGTCATCTGCATAGATGTCTAGAGAGGCTCCGATTTCTGGGTACTCGTCCATAGCCTCATAATCTTGGTAACGGCGCCGACGTTCGTACTCAACTTGAGGTAATTGCACACCACCTTTGGATACACCAATACCCATAGAGGTGTCTTGTTCACCGTCTGCTTGCTTTACTACGTCCCCTCTAAACGGGTCTTTAGCAGCGGCAGGTCTACCACGCTTCTTCTTTGTTGTAAAGAATGATTTAAAGAACGCAGCAAATGCTCCGGATAAAGGTGCCTGTTGGTTATAGCCACGTGACCCAGGGAATGCGGTAAAACCTGCATTCTCATCTAATTGTTCATTCTCATCGAGATTGTCGTTGTTGTTATCGTTTAAATCCATTTTCTGTATTCCTCAAACTCCTGGCTCTTATTGTATGTACCCCTGGAAAAACCACCTTCTATACTTTCTTTACTAGAAGGTTTGTCCAGGTCACCCATAACTATAGGTACCGGGCTTTTGCCTACGATGTCTTCCATAATAGTAGCACCAATAGCTAGGCTCATAACCAGGTCATCTGCAAAACCATCTTCTGCTTTGATTTTTCCTGACTTACTTATTATAAAAGTAGTTAACTCTTTAAAAGTTCTCTCTGAATTGATTTTTATTTTTGAAGTTTTTAATTTTTCTTGTAAGGTATTTAACATAATATCTCTATTTTTGTTATTTACCAAGTACCCCATCTGACCTTTATCATCACACCACATATTTTCATATTCATGCACTTCAAATAATTGCTCTATAAGAGCTAACCCTAAACCGTTTCGTTCTGGGCATATAAACGCGGTGTTGTAGCGCAACCCTTCTTCAGACATGATTCGAGCAAACTCGTTCAACCCACAACGGTTACTGTAGAACTCAGCTACTTGAGTTCCGTTGTACAGGTTGATAATATGGAAGGCGGAGTAATCCCTGTCTCGTCCGAAGGAAGTATCTGCAGCTATTAGGTAGGTGTGGTAGGGTTGAGGTTCTTCAAAAATACGCATCATGTTATAATGCTTTTTGGTGAATTTGTGAGTGGTGCTTACTTTAACTTGGTCTAAAGTGCCACCGTCAATAAAGGTTTCACCTGTGCCTAGAAACTGTCCTTCGTACTCCTGCAACCACGCACGCTCACCTACATTACTTCTCGTCTGCTCCGACCACTTCTCAGTGTATTCAGGGTGCTCCCTCCAATGAATATCAATTACGTTAAAATCGTTCTTCTCCAGCTCAGCGTCTCGATATAGCTCGTAATAAAGGTTAGCCATACCATTCACTGTAGAAAGGATACATGCAGAACCACCTGTAGAGATTGTTGGGTAGATAGCCATCCAAAACTCTCTCATGTTATCAATAAACGCAGCCTCGTCTACGATGAGGAGAGATACAGACTCTCCACGTCCCGCACCAGCAGGTTGAGATTTTATCTTGCTTCCTGTAGAGAGTTTAAGAACGTGCTTATTACGCTCTGTCTCCGGTGCTCGTAACCATTCAGGTAAATCATCATACATATTAACGGCTCTATCTAGAAAATCTCTAGATTCACGGTCACCAATAGATACCACCATAACATTCTTATCGTTATTAAACGTGATGTACCAAAGAGCGTACGCAGCGCTAATTGTTGTGGCGCCCGCCTGACGGAACTTACGCATTAAATTAAATCTGTTTTCCTTGAACTCGTTAATAATACGTTCTTGAAATCGGTATAAATCGAAATTCACTCTCCCGCGTATGGGGTGAATAATTTTAATATAATGACGCATAAAGTAGACTGGGTCTTCCTTACACCTCAAAAATTCTTTCTTTATTTCTTCAGGACTCATGATGGTTACACTATTATATAGCATGAGGAGAGTTGCATTTATTACGGGGATAACCGGACAGGACGGTTCTTACCTAACTGAATTTCTTTTGGACAAGGGGTATACTGTTATTGGTCTCGTTCGAAGAGTTTCCTCAGAGAACACTCAAAGGATTTCCCATATAGAGTCCGACGAGCTCAAGCTGGTAGAAGGAGATATTACGGATTTATCCAGCTTAATGCATATAGTAGGGAGGTACAAGCCTGATGAGATTTACAATCTTGCAGCGCAAAGTTTTGTACACGCGTCATTTGATGAACCTATTCATACCTCCCAGGTAAACGCTATAGGAGCTTTAAATGTTTTGGAGGCAGTACGTCTTATGCACCCAAAGGCTAAGGTATACCAAGCCTCTACTAGTGAGATGTTTGGTAAAGTGCGACAAACCCCTCAAACCGAGACGACACCATTTCACCCCCGTTCCCCTTACGGGGTTGCAAAAACCTACGCTCACTACATGGTTCAAAACTACAGGGAAAGTTATGGTATGTACGCATGTGGAGGTATTCTGTTTAACCACGAATCGCCCCGGAGGGGCACGGAATTTGTTACACGTAAGATTACCCAAGCCGTCGCTAGGATTTCTCATAACCTGCAGGACACGTTACTGTTAGGTAATCTCGACGCCCAACGAGATTGGGGGTATGCTCCTGATTACGTTGAGGCTATGTGGTTAATGTTACAACAGGATACCCCTGAAGATTTTGTAATTTCTACGGGGGAAACACGTACAGTGAGGGAGTTTTGCGAAATAGCATTTAAGCATGTAGGACTCTGCCTAACACAACATGTGGTAGTAGACCCTAAGTTTTATAGACCAGCTGAGGTGGATATCTTGAAAGGGGATAATACTAAAGCTAAAGAAGTTTTAGGATGGGCTCCTCGGCATACGTTTGAGGGCTTAGTCACAGCCATGGTAGATGCTGACATGAAGCTAGTAGCGGACAATATTTAATTTAGGCTTTTTAGGGCTTCACATTTCCTGCAATAACACTATTATATAGACATGAGAAAACTTGCCTTCATACCTACCCGCGAAGCGAAAGAACGCCCAATTAAAACTTTTTTAGAGAAAGCAGGATGGGTGGTACATTACTTAGTAAATGAGAGCTCTATCTTTGAAGCCTATACAAAAGCATTTAAAGATAATAACGTTATTGCGAAAGATAAAGTTATTATGTGCCACGATGACATACAAATTTTAAATACTCCTGAAATGTTTAACGAGGTTGTAGACAATAATCTTACGAAGGACGTAGGGTTTCTTGGTATCGCAGGTCCCCAACGCCTAAACAAGACGAGTTGTTGGTGGCATGGGCTAGGCAGGGAATACCCTCATCCAGATAGCTTCCTGCGCGGGTGCGTGTGGCACGGCGACAGCCTTGACGAGTGTTTTCCTACGTACTACGGAGGTTACGGAGAAGCGGAGGTTTTAGACGGGTTGTTATTGATTACCACGGGCGCAACTTTAAATAATATAAAAACCGCTAAACCAAAAGAATTTTCATCCGATTGGGATTACTACGACATGTACTACACGTTACAAGCTAATCGTAAAGGGCGAAAGAACCACGTAGTTCCTCTCATGGTTCTACACTCATCAGAAGGTGAGGGTGCAATGAGTGAAGAGTGGAATGAAAGCCGCTTAGCTTTCCATAAAATGTATGGAGATGGTTTCCTCGAGATTACTCTTCCTGACCAAAGCCAACTTCCAAAACCGGAGTAGGGTCTCCTTCGAACTGTAGGCACAGGTCTGCAAAAGCTTCGTTCTCCTCATTTTGATTGTGAGCTATCATTACCCAGTCTGAGGAGTCTATAACTCGTTTGGTTCCTGCTATCAAATCTTTATTCCAATCTAAGGGATTCGAAGTCTTGGTCTCTAAAATTATTATTTTTTCTGCTAAGGCGCTTGCTGAATCTAAAATTGCTTTTTCGTCCTTAGTCAGCAAAGTAAAAAACTTTTTACTTGGTATTACCAGCACAAACTTTATTTTGTTGATAATAATCAGAGGGAGGATGTTAATATTAACCCCTTTGGTAGGACATATATAAATAACCGATGGTTTATTCTGAGCTATTGCGCCAAAACACTGTGAAAGCGCATAGTGTCTTTTTGTAGAGAGATGAGAGTTAACCATAGGGGGAAACTGGTTTTCCCCTAACAACCCCATTTTTGTATTTTCCCGAACATGTTTCATAAACTATTTTTAATTACCTGCCTCGTATTATCTAGCCCTAAAGGGATAGAAGCGAGCAAAGTCCGTCACGGAAACCTGAAGAACTTCGTCGAGGGTCAGACAGTCCATGTCGTACGGTCGCAGAAAGTTTATGTTCAAATGGAGCCTTACAAGACTATAACGAAGGAGAAGCTTGAGAAGGGCAGTGCTAGGTATAACATACTAATGCGTCGCTGTACCTCTCTATATAAAGCTACACTTGGCAAATCAGGGTACTCTCTGATTGTCGAAATCGATGGGGTGGATAAAACCCTCCATAAAACAGAGGACGTAACAAATAAAATAATTA